ATCACTTATTTGTTGTTGTCTAGCTGCTTGTTGTTGATCAAATTGTTGTAAAGTTGCATCTCTTACTGCTTGTTGATAAGGAGATTCAAATTGTCTAAAAGCATCTGGACCAGTCATTCCAGCAGCTGCATCTAAAAATGGTTGATACCCTGCAACACCTGTTCCTTGAACACCTGATACAGCACCTGTTTTAGGATCAAATTGTAATGTGCCAAGTCCTGCTTGATCTGCTGCTATTTGTTGTGCTCGTTGTTGTAAAGAACCTACACCTGCAACTCCTGGTGCAAACTTGGAAGTATCCATTGCTTGACCGGCTTGTATAGTTGCACCTTCTAAATATTTTTTTATACCCGGTTGTAAATAATCTGGTGCTGTGGTTATCGTTTTATTAATTATTTCTTCAGCCATTATGCCATTGCTCCTTTTGCTTCAGGTTGTTGTTCTAATTGTTTCATAGCGTCATACATTTTTTTAGCACCTTTTTGTACACTACCACCACCCGCTGCTCTTACAGCATCTGCGGTAAATACGAATTCATTTTTGCTTAATCTAGCAGGCACGTCATCGGCTTTTTCAACTGCACCATATGGCATGAAGCCTCCAGTATACCTCATATCTGCTTCAATTGGAAGCCCTCCTAAACCACTTTCTTGAGCCGTGGGCATTGATCCAAGAGCAAAGTTTTCACGCATTAAACCACCCTCTGCTGCTTGTTGTTTAACATTAAAAAATTGTAATAGTTCTTGCATATCTACAGGTTCTCGTCCATTAAACTCTATAAACATTTCTTTAGCTTTTTCTAGATCTAAATCTTTAGGTATTTCTGCCATCATAATACCTTCTTTGTCTTTAGATGCTAGTCCTCTAAAATAATCTTCTAACATTTCATTGTATTCATCTGTTCCTCTTAATTCTTTCATATCAGGAAAGACTCTTTCAAATTCTTCTTGATATTCTAATAAATCAAACCCAGCCATTTTTATCGGTTTTAATGGTTTTGGTCTAAATGGTTTATCTTCATCAGGTAATGCAGGTCCTTGTGGTTTTGGTATAAAAGGATTAACAACACCTTTTTCACCTGCCCCCATTGCATAATTAGTTCTCATTAAACCACCACTTGCTACATTTTGTTTTAAAACAAATTGATCTGGTATTCTAAAAGAATCAGTATTTAACATACTAAACATTTCATACCCTTCATCATAATCTGCAGAATTTCCTGTTGCACTAGCAAGATTATTTCCTGCCTCTTCTGGTGTTTTAGCAGATTGTATTAAAGATAGTAAACCAGTTCCTATTCCAGCTACTTTAGACATACCAAATGTTCCTGGTTCTTTACCACCTAATAAAAAATCACCTAGTTTAGTTTGATCTCTAAAACCTTTAATTTGATCCATGACTCCTTGTTCACCACCAAATTGAAACATTTTACCACTTGATCCAAATATACCTGTTGTTGCATCTTGTGTTACTTGATTTTTAGCTGTTCCACCCAAAATTTGTTCTGGAGAACCAAACAAAAATTTATTAGCTTTAGGTAATTTTTCTGCAAAAAAACCTTTTCTTTCCATAAGAGGTAAAGATTTTTGTGAGCCTAACGCTTTATTAGCATAAGGTAATGCAGTTAAAGCTAAATCCATTGGACTAATTCTACCTGTTTGTTTTGCTGTACCTAACAAGTACGCAGCTTCTCTGTATCCTGGCGGTAAGAAAGGTGCAGCAGCTCTCATGATACCTGCTATTTCTTTTGGTACTATTTTACTAGCAAATTTTGTAATAGGTTTGGTTATTTTTTTAGTAATCTTTTTTACAAAGCTTCCTAATCCGTAATTTTGTCTGGGTTGTTGCATTCTTGATATTGCCATCGTTTTATTATATTATAATTTTGTATCTCCTCCAAGAGGTAATGCTTCAACAATTACCTTAACATCTCTTTTAATATCATCAGCTACAGTCTCTGTTTCTGGGTTTTGTACGTCCTGCATAGCTTCTGCGTCTGAGTTATAATCTTGTCCTGTTTTCATATTAGTTAATGTAACCTCTGTTTGCGGTGTAATAATCTTAACTGGTTTACCGTTTATTATTTCTATTCTATACGATGCTTCTGTTTCTATAAATGACATATTAATCTCTGTTTATTTCTAATATTGATGCTACTACATGCAATCTATTTGCATCTGCAGCGGTTACTTTTAATACTTCGTTTTCTTCTAATATAACAGGTTGAGTCAGCAATTGTTCTGTTGCATGACCTGCTACAGCCTTTACATCAAACAATACAAATACATTACTAGATGCATCTGTTATAGTTGCTGTAATCGTACTACCATTATTACTATCATCACAAACTAAAATACTTTTTATAATGGCTCTTGAATCAGATGGTGCAGTATACAAAGTAGTTACATCTGTAGTTGTTAAATCTAGTTTTGCGTTTTTATAAATGTTAGCCATTAAACCAAGTAAACCTTTCTTGTTCTTGTTTTTGTTCGTTTAAAAATGTAGAATTTAATTGTTCAACAACTAAAGATATTGCTCTGTTAATTTGTTTTTGGTTAGAAAAATCATATTCTTCTTTTGGTTCTGGTATTCTTACTACTACTTTAGCCATTATATTTTTTTAAACTCCACATCTATTTGATTATAATCTACCATCATGTAACCATTAGAATGTTTAACTGATGCCCAAGGCACTTCATGAGCCATTGCACCTTGATAGGTTGTTGGGTTATCTTTGTAATTAAATTTATAAATATTTATATTAGATGGTGACTTACCTATTAGCTCTACATTTTCTTTTAATCTAATATCACTAAAACCAAAACTATTAAATCCTCCACCTCTTTGAGAACTATTTCTTCCAGAGCTTCTAGATCCTCCTCGATCTCTTCCACCTCCTGGACTATCAGAATAACTATATCCTCTTGATTTTGATGCAGTTTTTGTAGAGTTTGGATTATTAGGAGTAGAATCTCTACCATAATCTCTTGTTTTAGTTTTTGGTCCCGGTGGCGGTTGACCTCTACCCTGATCTTGATTAGTAGGTGTTGAAGTTTTTCTTGCATCAATTTTTTTTTGTAAATCTCTAGCTTCTTGCATAGTTTTTTCTCTAGCGGCTTCTCTTTCTTTGTACCCACCATAACTCATCATGTCTCTGTAATCAGCTAAACTTGTAGCTTTTGCAAAATTAGTTCCTTGGATAGCATTATTAATACCTTTTAGACCTCTTACTGCCATACCTGTTAAACTATATTTACCACCAGGTAAAAAGTCTCTTAGACTTGAAATACCTGTAAATTTATTAGGATCAGAAAAAGTATAACCCAATATTCTATTTTGATCTGATATAGATCGCGGTTGTTTATAAGCTTCTCCTGTTATTGGATTTTTTCCAAATGGAGCTGTTTGTTGATAGTAGTCTTCAAAAGAAACAAAATCAGGACTTAATTTAGAAAATTCATTATAATCATCTTTTATTGAATTCATAAAATTATCATAACCGACACCTTCTGAAAGTTGTTTTTGTAAGTCGGTAATACCATTATTGTTTGTAGGAGTTTTAACACCTGTAGAAGTTTTATTTTTTATATCAAAAATTGATAGACCTTCATCACCTCCATCACCACCTTGATTAACAACATTAGTATTTACAGGAAGTGATACAATACCCTCGTTTCTATTTAAACTAGGTGGTTTGTCCATATAGTAATTTGTATAATCTTTTAATAAAAACTCGTCATCAATACCAAATGTTTTTCTTGCATTTAATAAATTTTCATCAACAATTTTATTTGCTGGTGTTGCTTTTATAAGGTTTGCTAAATCAAAAGGTATTGCCATTATCTACGTCCGTCTGGTTGTATATCAATTCGTAAAGTGCCAAAACGCCAAGACTCACTAACATCAGTATTTTCTATCTTAATGTTAACAAATCTTCCTCTGGCTCTAGTATCCTTTTTATCAGTGCTAGAGTTGATTGTAAAGGGACTTAAAGTTGTTGTTGTATCAGATTGTTGAGGATACCTTTTAACAGCTAAAGTTACTTTAGCGTTTCCTTGTAAATTTTTAAAATCAGGTACAAATCTTCTCATAGCTAAAAATACTTCTCCTGAAATACCTTCAGTACCTTGTTGTCTTGATTGTATATCAAAATCATAGGATTTTACAAAAGATGTAACTACTGTAGTGCTACCGTCAGGATTTACTTGATCAGTTCCAACCTCATGTTCAAAAAATTGTGTTTGACCTAAACCATCTTGACCTACCACAACAGGAAAACTCCCATCAGAAGAACTAATATATTTAGTTGCAAAAGGTTTTTGATAAATAGAAGCATCAATCCAAGTGGTTCTAGACTCTGTTCCAATATACCAAACACCTCCTCTCATCGGTTCACCATAATTAAAAGCAACATATTGATCATTAAAATCAGAACTAGTTGATGGGTAGTACCACACAACTTCTGTAAACAAATTATTAATACCAGCACATATTTGTTGACCTTTAGTAGTATCTGCTTGATCATAAACATAATCTTCAACACTACATGGTAGTGATTTAACTGTACCATCAAACATAAAGAAACCATTATTTGACATCCAAAATGCGGTACCGTCTATTTCAACAGCTGCATTTTTACCAATCAATCCACAGTTAGTACCTACTTGCTCAAACCCAAAAGTAAAAGGCGCACCAATAAATTTCATTGTGTACAATGCATTATCTGTCCAAACTAAAATTGTTTCTTTAGCTTTTAATGAACCCATGATCCGTGTTCCATCTTGCAATCTTTGTGTACCAGCACTGTTGATTGCTGTTGGTGTATAGTCATTTATATCTTCTTGATCCGAAAATCTTATAAACATATCATCTTGTGTTGTTGTATCTCCAATAGTTGTTTCAGTGCCTAAATGAATTAAGTGACGTGTTGTAGGTGAAACTAATGTAACTCTTGTTGCAGTTGGATTATTAGATGTAGAAAAACCAGATGTAGATGTTGATGCTCTAACATTTA